ACCGTCGCCGTCGCCACGTTGCCGACGATCGGCGCCGCGATGATGATCAACTGCGACCCGTCCGGCTTCTGGACACGGACGGTACCCTGAGCAGTCGGCGCGACCAACGCCCCGAACCGGTACACGGGGCACCGGATCGTGTTGTTACGCGACCGCTCCAACGTCTCTGGGACGATGAAGCGGGCGCTATACAGGGTGTCGGTCGCGCTCACCGGCTCAGCTCAGCGCCGACCAGGCGCCGCCAGCACGGACGTAAAGCGTCGTCGAGGCGGTGCCGTCGTTCCGCAGGTAGATCGAGCCGTTCGGCTCAACCGCAACGGGCGCGCTCGCGCCGGTCGTGATGGTCGGGCTACCGGCCAACCCGGCGCCGGGGGCGCCCTTGAGGACGATGCCGACCATAGCCATACCCGCACGACGATTCTCGGAAACCTTCACAGCCATCGGATCCTCCGATACGGGCTAGCGCCCGCGGTTGTTTGCTTGACGATCCCAGCGTACCACAACCTCGCGCGACTTGCGCTCGGCGTCTGCCGGCTTGTACCCGCTTTTCTCGAGCTGGTGTTGAAACTTCTCGCGCGCCTCGCGCACCTTGGATTCTTCAGCCACGGCGCCCACGCTTTGCAGTCTCAACCGCCGGCGGGTTCTCGAGCGCGGCCTGCATGGCTGTGAGCTTCGCCAAGTCGCGCTCGTAGCGCGCCTTCACGGTCGGCTCATGCAGCCGGTTCGCGTTGTTCTCCACGCGCTGAAGCTGGCTCTCGATCATGGCTTCAGCCACCATCGGGTCCATCGGCGCGACATAGCCGTCCGCGATCAGCCCGCGCAGGAACGCGCGGTAGCCGTCCTGATCGGTCGTCATGACGACCTGGGTGCCGACCTGCCGCGGGGTCTCCCATCGCGACAGATGCACCGGACCGTTGCGACCATCGTAGACCGTCACGTAGCCACCATCCACCGCGTCCCACGGGATGATGGACCAGCCGCCCTTGCGGAGAAGCGTCTCGGCGTGCGCCGTGTCGCCGTCCTTGGTGACGTTCTTAGCGCCGGGGCGCTGAGAGAGACGGGAGAGAACGGGCAGCCATTCTCCGTCCAGAAACTGCCACCGATTCGGGTGCGCGATGTACCACCAGGCAGGCTCGGCATCCATGCCAAGTCGTGCCGAATGGGTCGCCGGCGGGGACGCCGGGCGCCCTCCGAATCCGGTGTTGCTGTCGGTGGTGAGCCTAGCTGCCACGTTCTCTCCCGTTTCTTAGTGACGCATCACGCGTCGGTGATGATCGACACGCCCATCGCGTCCTGGACCTTCGCGACGCCGGCGTAGTAGTTACCAACGATCTTCGTCAGAGCGGACGAGGCGTCACGCTCAAACTCGACGACCAGCGGGGTACCCGCCGGCTGAACGATGCCACCCGCGCCGGTCACGGCGAAAGGGGATCCTTCCGCCATCGCGATCGCGCCGTAACCAAACATTGCCCCGGCCCTATCCGCGCCGGCGTTCGCCGTGACGGCCTTCGACGAGGCGAAGATCTGAACGCCGTTGAACATTCCAGCCAGGCCAGGGCCATGAATGTTGAGCATTTCCTGAGTAGCCGGCACGTACTGCGACGGACCCGCCTCGGCGCGGAGGCTCGCCTGGAAGTCGGCAAGCTGACGCGGGTGCAGGATGCAGATGTACGGACCCGCCACGCTCTGAAGCGTGAGCGCGAACTGAGCGGAAAAAAAGTCGTCGACGGACATGTCAACGGAGCTAGTTCCGACGACGGTCGTAAAGTCGTCGATCACGTTGCAAAGCAGGCTCTGGAACGTCATGAGCGTAGAGCCGACCATGGACTCAGCAAGGCGCTGCACGTTGAGACCGACGCTATCCGTCAGGTTCGCGAGGTCCGAGATCGAGTACTGGAGCGCGTGACGCGCGACGGTCACGTTGACGCCGGTCTCGGTGAGCGCGGTGTTGGAGACCGCGGAACCGTCCGCAACGCTGGACATGAGGTCGTGACCATCCAGGCCAACGACGGGGATCTGAACCGTCGAGGAGCCACGGCCCGCGACGTTGCCGAGACGAAGGATGGACGGATGCATGTGGAGGCTCGCGCGGTCAGCGAGCTTGAGGACGATCTCCTGGTGGAGAACGGCGGCGAGACGGGCGGACCCACTCAGGTCGGCAAAGAGAACTTCGTTAGCCATTGGACACCTCGTGCGAACGGGTAGTGGTTGGTGATCAACCCGGCATCGCTGTTACGGGGCTCGACCCGGCGGGTACCGCTACCCTAGAGGGACCGTGCCAAAATGTCAACCGCGGATGCCCGCCATGATGGCCTCACGGTGCGCGCGGTACTCAGCCGGCGACATGCGGCTAATCGCCTCCGGCGAGAACGCCGACGGCGCACCGACGCCAACGCTGGGAGACTTCGCGCCGGCGTTCGCCGGTGGAGGCGTGATCGCCTGCGGTCCCGTGCTCGAGCTACCAGGGGATGCCGGCGCAGGCGTGCTCGGAAGGTATGCACGCACGGCCTTGGGGAGCGCGTCAACGCCTTCCAGCCACGCGCCAAGCTCCGGACGGCCCTCCTTGGGAAGCCGGTCATACGCCATCCGGACGAACTCGATCCCCTCGGCGTCGGTGATGCCACGCGCGAACAGCTCACGCTCGACCTTCCACGTCTGCTCCGCGGTCGTGTGCCGGGTCTCCCATTCGCTGAGCTGAGACTTGTAGGTCTCGACCTGCTTGCCCAGCTCGGCGGCTTCCGCGATGCGGGCCTGTGCCTCCTCGAGCTGCGCTCGTAGCTGCTTGCGCTCCTGCGTCAGAGACCGGATCCGATCCTCCGCACGCGAGCCGGTGTCACCGTCGAGGCTGGTGCCCGTCACGATCTCGTCGCTCATGCCTTCTGCTCCTGCTTAGTCCTCTCGTAGACCCGCAAGATCCGCTCGGCGTACCGGCGACCCGCAGTACCTCCCCAGAGGTACCAGGCGATGAGACCTGCACTAGGGTAACCGGGATGCCCGCGCTTTGCAGCCGGTGCATCTAGGTCGCCTTCGTGGCGGTCGAAGTAGGCTTTCATGCGGCGCACCGTCTCGACGGATAGAACCGAACGGTTCGCGAGCTGGGATGCGCGGCGCGCACCGATCAGCGTCCCGCCTCGTCCGTACTCACGGCGCAAGGCTAGCCCCCGCTTCGCGATGCGGGCGACCTCCTCCGGAGGCTTGAAGCCCAGCGCCTCCGCGTCACGCTGGAACGCTCGCAGCACGTCCGGATGGACTGCTCCTAGGTACCTGCGCTGACGCTCGGAGACGACCGGCACCGATCATCCCTCCGTCGTTGCAACCGGAGCCGGCGGCGTGAACGACGCACCGACCGGACCCATGAGGGTATCCGCCTGATCCGCTGGGATGTTGAAGAACTGCACCAGCATCTGCACGCCGGTCTCGCGCGGGAGCTGGCCTGCCGCGACAGCCAGGATGATTCCCTGTGCTGCTTGAACCTGCGCGCCGTTGAGCGCGACGGCGGATGCGGGCTGGCCCGCCTCGACGGCAGCAGCCGCGATGCCGGTGTCCGCAGTCTCGACCTGAGAGGACTGCTCCTCCTCGGCGCTCTCCTCCTGAACCTCCAGCTCCGGCGACTCCATTCCTTCGTGCTCCGGCGTCTCCTCGACGTCCTCGGAGTCGTCCATCTTTCGACCGTTGAGCATGTCGATTTCGGCCAGTACCGCGACCGCATCCTGCTCGGACATGGAGTCGTCAAACAGGCGGATCGCCTCGACGCGGGACAGCAGACCGGCTTCCAGCATCTCCAGAGCGTGACGCCTACGGGCTTCCATTTCCTGACCGCTGAGCGGGATCGCGCGGTAGGACACCGAATACCCGCTCTCCGGGTAGTCGCTGCCGGTGGCCCGGTTCATCAGGATCGCGGTCGTCATCACCAGGCGTTCGTCCGCCTCGCGGAAGGATGCGGCGTAGCGGCGCTGCGCGTCACGCTTGCCTTCGTTCGACAGCGCGATCGCGTAGCCGGAGCGAGCCGTCCCGCCCATCCGCTGAATGTCCGCCGGAGACACGCCCGCGTCCTGCGCGAGACGGTTCGCCAGCGAGGCGATGACCTGCTCGAGCTCCACCGGGTTCCCGCCGGGGTTCCATTGACCGACGATCGGCTGCTGTTCGTCCGTCGCCCGCAGCGCGAGAACGGTCGCGGAGTCGGTGACGATCTCGAAACGCTGCCCTCGAAGGCTACCCTCGATGGTCGCGCCGACCGGCTCCGCGCCGACGACGTACCGTTGAGGCCAGCTAGAGTCCTTGATGATGTGGCTGAGATGGCAGTAGTGAACCGCGAGGTTCAACGACCCCTCGACCACTTCGCGGTTCTCGTAGGGGTCGAACAGCCGGTCGCCCGTGATCTGCGCATGGTAGAGCACATAGGGCAGGACCGGCGTCCCGTCCGCGCGTCGGTACGGGTAGGCCGCGCCGCTGTAGTCGGCCCCCAGGTACGCCGCCGTGACGTCGGTTCCGAGCGTGCCGTTAGCCTCGACGAGATGCACCCGGTAGCTAGGGGAGGCCGGATCGCTCACGTCGAGGACGTCCCACGTCCACACGGTAGCCTTGCCATCGAGAGCCCGGCGAAGCCGCAGTTCCCAGACCTCGACGGGGTAGCCCGGTCGGTCTGCGTGCGCCCACGCAAGCGTCATGTCAGGCGGGATCGGACGGTAGCTGATGCGCCCCTCGGCGTCGACATGCACGCGGATCCAGTATTCGCGGCATCCGATGACGCGCTCCTGGTGGCGCTGCATCGCGGGCCAAAGGCCGCTGTCGTCGATCTTCTTGATCAGATCCTCGGCGGGGTCTCCGATGCCAGGCTCCGAGCCGGGGCCGGCGCTGTAGTGCCGCACGTCCGGAGGCGAGACATACAGCGCGCTCATCTCCCGGCAGATGATCCGGAACGGGTTGGAGCTGAGATCAGGGATACCCCACGCCTGCCGACGAACGGTCCCAAGCATGATCTCCAGCCGGTCGACGAGATCCTGTTCCCACGTTCCCTCGAGGAGACGGCGCCGGAGACGCGTGTGCTCCCACCGCTTCGCCTCGAGCGGGTCCTTAGGAACGGGGGGAAGGTTCTCGTAGATCATGGTTCACCCGGTCGGAGGCTATCATACATCATCGCATCCGTATCGCCTGCGGGACATAGAGTCGGCGCGTCACCAGCTCGACCGCGCCGTAACGCAGGGAGTCGATCCCGTGCTTGTGCTCGTCGTCGTCCCCGCACCAATGCCGCAAGTCCTCGATCAACGCCTTGCACCGCGGATGGATGTGGAAGTCCTCCGGGCGCAGCATGGCCGCGTGCAGGATGCGGGCGCCCTCAAACACGGAGCCTCGAGGCTTCCACGCCGTCGAGATGCGGAACGGCAGCGACCCGATCGGCAGCTTGAGCACCCGTTCGAAGCCCTGCATCAACAGCGCGTTGGACTTCTTTCCGCCCCACGTTCGCCCGCCGTGCTTGCGGTCTCCGACCCAGCGGTCGACGCTCTCGACGGTCAACCCGTTGCGCTTGAGCATCGCGAGAATGTCGTGCGCGTCCTGTTCGGGAGTCGTGAGACCGGACGAGATCGCCTGATCGAGAATCCAGAACCGCGGGTTCCCCTCATGCCCGCCGGTGCGGTCGACGGCGCAAAGGGTCGCCACCTGGGATCCCTCGGTGGATCCGTGGTCGATCCCGATCCCGATCATCACCTCACCCGCCGGTAGGTCCATCGTGACGTGCTTCACGTCATCGAACCCAGCAAACACGCGGCCCTCGGAGAACCCGGCGGACCAATCTCCGTGGATGCGCTGACGGCGCTCCTGCGGAAGGTACTGGTTCTCGAGGCGCGCGATCTCGTCGGCCCTCAGAAGGGGTCGACCGCCCCACGGGGTAAGGTTGTCCTCGGATAGCCCATAGTGCAGATCGACGACCTCGCCTCGATCGACCAGCTCCTTGAGCCATTCGGCAGGCCGGCCAACTGGCGTAAGCGTGAGCCGGAGCTTCCCGCGCTGTCGCAGGACGCGTGCAGCCAGCTCCGACCAGACCTCCGCGGG